TATTTAGTGGGATAACATTGACTTATTCAATATATAGTTATATAATGATTTATTAAGGCATAAAAATAGCCGGGAACACAGCGCCCCGGCTACTTTATTATTTTCAACGGTCTCTATCACTTTCCGGCTGGGGAAACTCCGAAGAATAAAAAAAGAAGCAAAAAGAGAACCGCCGAGGGGGCGCGGTTCTCTTTTTTTTACGTGCTATATTAAATTGTTGGGCGGTTCGTGTTCCGCTCTGCATAGTATTATATAACTTAATTTTTTAAACGGCAACTATTTTATTAATCATAGCCGTTTTCCGCTTCCACGTTCGCCTGTCTGCGTGTAACCTCCTGCAATCGTTTTTGCTCGTTTTCCTGCTGTATTTGGTGCAACCAGTTATTTAATTCTGCGACATCTTCCGGCGTGACCGCTTTTGGCTGTGCCTGCTCCGGCTGTTCTTCTTTTGCGGTTTCCGGCTGTGCCGTCTGCGGTGCTTCTGCTTCTAACTTTTCCAACTCTGACAATACCGCAGAATTTAAAAATCCGTTTACAGTGTAGCCCAATGCCTGTATACGGTCTTTCGTGCCTTTGGGGAGTGTTACGCTCGCACGGTCGTAGTCCTGCTTTATTTTTTCGTTTTGCCGTTTTATCCTTTGTTTGTACTTTTCTAACATTTCAATATTATCCATATTATCCGCCTTTCATTAATGTAATGGTATTACATATACTAATACATATTGCAATAAAAGTCAATTTTTTTTAGATTAAATTAAATATTATTTTAATTTTATTGAATTTATGTATTGCATTTATGTAATTAATGTGTTATTATAACAATGTCGAAAGACAATATAAAAAAGGCGGTTGCCACTCCTCAAAAGCATGCAACCGCCACCAATCAAAAAAAAGAAAGGTAGCCCCATTATAACATGGGCAAAGGTGAAAAACAATGAAAAAAAATAAAATTATGGAGCAAATAGAAAGCCGAAAGACAAAAAGCGCATGGGGTAAAGGCGTATTGTTGTACGCCTATGAACTTGTAGAGGCTCTGGAAGAAGAAACTCTTCCGGCTTCAAAATTAGAATTAGAAGCCGTTTTATTAAATGGCGCCGCCGATTGGAGCCAGTATAGCTGGGGCGGTAGCTCCTTAATTTACAACGGTGATATAGCTGAACGGCTGTGTACGCCGTCCGAGTTAAAACGCAAGAGGGGCGGAGAACTTGCACCAAACAGCCGCGAACAATGGCTAGATGTGCAAGCGCGAGCGCTTGCGCAAGCTGCGGATTTAATTTGCAGCTTAAATAAATAGCAGCAAGCGGCAGACGGTGCCGGGCTTCCGGGGTTCAATTCCCCGGCTTGCTTTTATCCGAATTTCGGATATAATAAAATAAAAAAAGGGTAAAAACCCGGAAAGGTGGGCTTATTATGTACACAATAGAACAGGCAGAAGAACATTTCCGCGAAAATTTAAGAAATTTAATAGGGGAATGGGCGACAGAAGAAAACTTTTACGAAAATTTAATCGGTTCTTTCGATTCGGAATATTTGGACGAGAACGGAAATAGTCCAGATTATTCAGATTATGCCGTAGAAACCGGCGATTTTAGGGATATTTCATATTCTAGCGCGCAAGCGTTGGAAGTATATGACGAAAATATCTCTATTACTATAGAGGTGGTATCAAACGAAAATGAATATCATGAAACTATATACAAAATAACAGATGTATATTAAAAAAGGGGGATACAATGGAACTTATTAATTTAAATAATGGCGACGCTGTCGCCATTGGCAAACTGCCGTATGGAACAACAAGAGATATACCAATTAAACTCGGAAATAAATTGTATTGCCTAGACGTGCAAAAGCAAGCAACGGGGGCATGTATCGACTTTTATCGTAGGGTAAAAGCCGATAGAAAAAAATATTCCAAATACGACCGGGAAGCCGAACTTGTAACGGTGTTCGTAAAACCCGACGCCGTTTTATCCCGAAATTTTTTTGGGAATATAAAAGAAATTAGCAAAGCCCAAGAAATTTACAGGGCATACAAGTATCTTTTAGAGGAATAAAAAAGCCCCGGAGAAATCCGGGGCTTTTGTGTGCGGCTTTTTGAAATAGTACTAAAACATATTTCAATACGCCACGCGTTACGGTTTATCAATGTGCCGCACACATTGCAAGCTTTTGTTTGAAAAATATAATAGCATATATACCAAAAAAATGCAAGGCTATTTTTATAGCTTTTTTTGTGTTATCTTAAAATATAAAAGGGGGTATTCTATGCCAAAAATGAAAAAATGCACCATTTGCGGCAAAAGCTTTTTAAGCTGCAACGGTGTAGAGGTCTGCTCCGCTGCCTGTGCCACTGAACGTAAGCACCGGCAGGACACCGCCGGAAATGAACGCAGGCGGTTGCAGTTATCCAACCAAAAAACAAGCCGAATTTGTCCAGTATGCGGTAAAACTTTTATGTCTGTGTACCGGAAATACTGCTGTTCAGAGTGCGCAGAAATCGCACGCCGCAAAAATTCAGCAGAAAACAACCGGGAATACTACGCCCAAAATCGAGATGCTGTTATACAGCGCGTAAAAGCTACGCGGGCAAAGCGCAAGCAGGAGCAACAGCTACCAAAATAAAGGTGTTTTGTCGTTGCGCTTTTATGCCGTTTATAGCCTTATACGGCTTTAAATGCCTTATATGGTTAGCTCTTTTACCATAGCAAAATAATAAGGCGACTGCGGGCATTTTACAAGCTTGCAGACATAAAAAAAATAGGTTTTCCATTCACCGAAGCAAGTCCATAGTTCATACTTTAGCACGTTAAAATAGTAAAACTTTTCGTGAATTCTGCCGGCAAAATTCGCTTAAAATCCGCTCAAAAATTGAGGATTTTTGAAAATGGATTGACCGGGCTGAAAATCTAAATGGACGGGGGGTTCAAAATTTTTCCGAATAAAAAATGGGCGAAAATTTAAAAAAAATAAAACTGCCTGCCGGAAACGTCAATCACTATTTTTAATTTTTTCATACCATTCCAAAAATTCGCCAAAGATTTTATCTTCTGCAATTTTCCGAATATTTATAGCTTCTTCTTTACTTTTATATCGTCCTAAATAATACTTTGTCTTCTTAAACATTATTTCTGCGCACCACCTATTTTTTGACTTGTCAAACCAAACTCCTGTTGTTCCCGATGTATTTGTTTTTCTTATTTTATTTCCGTTCAATTTGCACGGCGCAGTACCATAAGCGTATAATTTTTGAATATTTTCGCTTTTTAAACAACCACAGCTTTTTACTTTTCCGTTTTTTAAATCATCATAATGTACGTAACATTCATTGCCACAATCGCATTTACAACGCCATATTTTACATCTGCTTTTTGTATGGCTTTTTTGGTCGGTAACGTATACTGCAACTAATTTGCCAAAACGTTTCTTTTCAATATTTTTATAATCCCGATGATTTCCACAATCCTTTACTTCGTTTCTTTGAAGATTTTGCTTAGTAGCAAGTCTTTTCTTCCCGCACAGCAAACAAGTACATTCATAAAGTCTTCTATGATATGAATTGTACTGGTCCGTCAATTTGTCAACTTTCAAATTGTTATATACTTTATCAATAATAGTAGTGTCCGATTTCCTCGGCATTGTTTTCCCTTTCTCATAGAATTTAAAAATAGGAAGTGCCGCAACACTTCCTATAGCTTTTAAAATAATTTGTCTTGTTGTTCCAACAACATAAGCAACGCTGTCATCGTCATGGTCTGTATGTATTCGTCTTCTGGTAATTCCGATTCCTTTATCGGGTCTTCCGATTCAATAAAATCATAATTAACATACAACGTTACACCGTGCGTATCCTTGCACCGCACGGCTACAATTTTGTCACCGCCGAACTCCTCAATATCCGATTTTAACTCATCTATCAGCTCTGAACACTCAAAGCTAATATTTTCTCCGCGTTTATTTGTAAATGCCATAAGTTTCTACTCCTTTTCAATGCAGACAGCCGTTCCACTCATTGTAATCATTAATGAAATGTCGCCGGTATTCCAATACGGCGCACAGCTATATGATATTCCAACTAAACCGTTTGCACCCTTGTACAAAGCTTCTAATGCCATGTCGTTCATTAATTCATCTATAAAAGTTTGCACTTTTTCTGAAAATGCATTATATTCTTTTCCTGCGACCATCGCTTTAAAATTCATTGCATTTTTTAAATCCGCCATCATGCCTAAACTGTATAACGCAGTATCGGTTACGATTCCGCAATATCTGACAATTTTATATCCCACAAAATCAAATCCGGTTGTTTTCATGACATCGTTTTTTGTGATTCTGCCGGATTTAATAGCATTAATAACAGCTTCTTTTCGCTCATTTTCTTCTTCTCTTTTCCGGTTAAGTTCTTCGATTTCTTTTTCTGCCTGCTTTCTGCGCTCCTGCAATGCTTCTTTCTTAATTAAGCTCTTGTACTTAAAGCTGTAATTGCAGTTAAAACAACGGTCAACGCTATCGCCTATCAGTTCTCCACAATTTGGACAAGTTTTCATACTTCGTTACCCCTTTATTGCGTTTTCTAATACTATACCATGCAGATAGCTTTAAATCAACTTTTTAAATCTTTTTCTTTTTTCAAATTCACGCTTTCTGCCGTAAAAATTAATGATTTTGCTGAATATCTGCACTCTCCCAATTCATAAATCAATCGTTCTTTTGTCATTTCGGGATTTGTCCGGCGCACATATTCAAGAAGCTTATCTATTTTATCCATTACACTGCCGCTCCCCTCTGTATCCCTGCCATTAAATAATCAAGCAAATAAATCAAATCTGTGCCATATTTGCTTATCCAGTCTGCCATAAATTCTTCCTGTTCAATCGGCATATTCACACCATAAGAAAAGCAAAAACAATGGCATAGTTCGTGTGCTATTATTTTGCGCAAATAAGCCCCTTTGGGCTTGTCGGATACATATATAGTCTTGTCGTTCCAATCGGTCACAGCAAGGCTTATAGAGCCGTCAGAACGCATTAATTTTTTTAAATTGCCTGTAAATGCTATATTCCAATCTACATTATTGATTTTAAACATCGCAACCACCTTAAAAACTGGCTGGAAGTTTTTGCACTCCCAGCCATTGCCATTACATTTTACTTACAAGCGTTGAAAGCTTGCTTTTCAGCATTGTACGTTCTTCTGCCGTCATGTCTGTAAGCAGTTCTGTAATATCGCTGGACAACTCTTTCATGTAGTTTTCAAGCGATTTCATCTTATGTTCTTTGTCCTCTGCGGTATTCGCTTTGTGCATTTCTTTGGTTTCTGTATAATGCCGCTTCGCTTTATCATAGCCGCTTTCGGTCATATTCATGCCGCTTACCGCCGGTTCTGTGTAATACATTCTCCCATAATTGCGGTCAATATCCCTGTCATGTTCCATTCCGCGGTACATTTCCGGTGTCATGTGAAAATACGGAGGTTCATCGTATCCCCGGCGCGTTCCTCTGCCTTTTGGTGCAAATCTGCCATTTGCATAGCGGTAGTTATCATAAAATCTTCTGCCGTCACCAAACCGCTCAAACATTTCCATTGTTTCATCTGCGCTCGATTCTTCCATTGCTTTCATCAATGTACGATAATACATTGCTTCTGCAAGGTCTTTCATCATATCTGTAACCTGTCCCATTTCACACGGGTCTATATTTTCAATTCCTTTGTCAATTTCACATTTGGCACATTCAGACAGTTTTTCAATCATGTCGTGCATTCTCATAATATCCATAAAACCGCCCCCTTATGCTTCCCGAACTGCAATTAAATTGCTGTTCTGAACTTCGATTGCCTGTGCAGATGTATTTTGTACCGCTGCCGTAACGCAGCAACCGCGTGGAACGTCTACATATGCCTGTGCCGAAACATTAAAGAAGTTCTCTACTGCCGCCGGTGTAACAATCATACGAGTTGACTGCAGCGGCTCACCGTCAATCGCAATAGCAAGAGAAATAGCTTCAACCGTTCCGCCTGTCGGGATTTGAATATTCCCGGAATAAGATACTAAAAATCTTGCCCGGCACTGGTTTGTAAGTCCTCTCAATTTAACAATACCGCTTCCCTGTCTGTGCGTAATGCAATTTGAACCAGCAACCGGTGTTTCTGTAAATGCAACATCTTCTCCCTGCGCAACAGTTTGAAGTGCAATTCCTGTAAATTCTGCCATAAAATAATACCTCTCTTTCACAAAATAAAGGGCAAACTTTCTTGAAGTCTGCCCTGTCTTCCCGACATTGGTGTCGGGAACATTGTAATACTGCATTAGCAGACATAACCTTTTGAGTTTTATTCCGAGTGAAACTCGAAAAAACTCAATTTGATTAAGATACTTGATTATTTAGTAAATTAGCAGCCGCAACCGCTATTGCAACCACAACCGTAATATACATTAGGGTTCGGCACCTGATATGCCGGAATCGGCGCCGGATTGACTGCATTAATAATCTGCTGTGTCTGCGAAGCCATTGCAGTAGTAAGTAATGCACTCTGTCTATCCTGTGAAGCCGCTCTGCGTAAATCGTTGTTTTCTGCCTGTAAGCTGGAAATTTTCTCATTGCAGAGATAATCAAGAATGGCTCTTGTTCCTGCATTTTGGCTGTCGATAATATCTCGTGTATTACTATTCATTGTATTCTGTAATGCACAAGTATTCTGTGCCATGTTGTAATTTACACCCTGAATGGCTTCTCTCGTTTCACAGCAACAATTAGCAAGCTGTGACTGCAAAGCATTCTGTCCCTGCATTAACGCAACGTTTGTTGTGTTAAATCCCTGCTGTGTCTGATAGCCTAAGTTGCAGATAGCGTTATCGACACCGTGGAATCCGTTCATAAGCGCGGTATTCTGTGTATAGAATCCGTCACAAAGTCCGTTTGAGATTCCGTCAAGCTTTGACACGATTGACTGTGTATCAAATCCTCTCTGTAAATCTGCCTGCGTTAAAGCGCTTGTGGCATAAGGTGTTGCACCGCCATTTGCACCATTACCACCCCAGCCGCCGTTGCCCCAGCCGCCAAAAATGGCAAAAAGAATAATAAGAACCCACCAGCCGTTGCCGTCGCCCCAGCCACCGTCATTTTTATTGCCCGTTACTGCCGCAATATCAGCAAGACTAGGCATTGCACCTGTGTTAAACATTTTGTTTACCTCCATTGAAATATATTTACAAATGGGATAACCGGTTATTATGTGCGCACAACCCAAAATGTACTAACGATTAAAAATACTTAAAACTCGCTGTTTTGCTTCATCGGTTGTAATTCCCTGTTCGCGGCAAAGATTTTCTGCCAACATCTTCAACCCCTGCGTGTCCCCGTTTTGGTACATCTTAATAGCATTTTGGGCCATAGGATTGTTTGATATTTGAGGATTGCTATTCATCATTTGTGAAAGGACCTGTTGCGGATTGCCGCTTTTTATTAATCGAATAAGCTCAACTGGATTCATTCATCTTCACCCCCACCGTCCTGCTTTGGGCTATTTTTTGATTTAGCCGTGCTTTTTGCCGATGTTTTAGTCGTCATAAACTGCTCGATTTCACTTAATCTATTTTCCAAACTATCAAACCTGTTCATTAATACCTCTGTGCTTTCCTCTGATAGGTCAAATTTTGATTTTTCTGTGTCACCCATAGAATTTACCGCTGTATTGTTTGAAGACTCTGTATAAGGCTTATACACAATCGTTCTGATTGTTCCGTCTGCGTTCCAACCTTTTACGTAGATTTCCGACAAATCCTGCTTTGGGAAAAAGGCAACTGAACCGTCCATAGGCACATCATTTGCGGTAATATTTTCAACTGCCGCTACAATCTTGCCGTTTATGCCGATTACCTGCTGTTGTTGCTGAAATTGTGGAATCTGCTGTTGAATTTGCGTGTCCGGCTGTTGGTATCTCTGCATATTTGCCATAGGATTGTACTGATATGCGGCATATCCCGGGTTATAATTCATTGCCGGTTGCTGATACGGATTGTTTATCTGCATTTTTGCTGTCCTCCTCTAAAACATTTTCAATCGCATGGATTATGCTTGACTGAACTTGCAGAGGTAAGCTTTGTAATTCTTTTCTTGCAAAAATCTTCTCTAAAACTTCGTCTGAAAACATAAGCGCTTCCTCCTTACAATTACATTTTGGCATAAAAAAAGAGAAGAACGTTATCATGTTCTTCTCATATTTGAGTCATGCCACGGCTATTTATTCGGTTGTATGTGTGTAAGTTATATCGTACACACTATTTACACACTTTTGCTGTGAAATTTCGTGAAATTTTGTGAAATTTTGTAATTTCTTTAAATCCGCTTAAAATGTGGGCTTGCGGCTCAACCATGCGGTTTAGTGCCACTCATACGGTGTGCTTTGGTATACGTAATAGTTGAGCCAGTTCGTATATAGATTATTGGCATGGCTTCTCCATGATAATATCGGTCTTTGCGTCGGATCATCATCGGGATAATAATGTACCGGTAAAGTCGGCATAATGCCTTTTTTCACATCCCGCTTATACTCCTGATCCAGTGTCATACGGTCATATTCAGGATGTCCCATTACAAAAATCTGTTTGCCTTCCTGTGCCATGACAATATATATTCCGGCTTCTTTTGAATCCGCCAGCACTTTCAATTTCGGATTGTTTAAAATATCCTCCCGGCAGGCCTCCGTATAGCGTGAATGCGGTGCCATAAAAAAGTCATCAAATCCACGTACCAGAGGTTCTTTTTTATTCATTACATGATGGCGGTATATTCCGGATAACTTCTTTTCCAGCTGTACCTTTTTTACCCCGTAATGATAATATAATCCCGCCTGTGCCGCCCAGCAGATATGAAGTGTTGACGTAATATGTGTTTTAGACCACTCCATAATCTGAGATAATTCTTTCCAGTAATTCACCTCATCAAAATTCATCTTTTCAACCGGTGCACCTGTAATAATCATCCCATCAAATTTGCGGTGTTTAATATCTTCAAATACCTCATAAAACTTCTTCAAATGGGAAGCTGAGGTGTTTTTTGAAATGTGTGTTGCCATCTGCAGAAAAGTAATATCAATCTGTAACGGTGTGTTTGAAAGTCCCCGCAGAAGCTGTAATTCCGTATCCTGCTTAATCGGCATCAGATTAAGAATTAAAATCTGCAATTCACGGAAATCCTGTGTCATTGCTCTATGTTCATCCATTACAAATATATTTTCATTTTCCAGTTCTGCCTTTGCCGGCAAATCACTCTGTATTTTAATTGGCATAATTTCCTCATTTCCGCACAACGCTTTTATTCCTGTTGGTTTGTGCTTACGCAGTCACACTATAGCATATTTTCTCTTTATCGGCAACCGTCATCATCTGCCATCATCATTCATCGGTGCCATTTCAAGGAATTCGTTTTCTGTTATTACAGGAACTCCCAGTTTTGCCGCAGTCTTATTTTTAGATGACGTAGAATGGCTGTCGTTATTAATCAGGTATGATGTCTTTCCTGTCACAGAACCGGTCACCCTGCCGCCAAGCTGTTCAATGCGTTCTTTTAACTGATTTCTGTTTTCAAAATGTTCCAATGAACCTGTAATTACAAACACTTTACCGGTAAGAATCTGATTATTCTGATTGTCCGGCGCTTTTTCAATGTGCATTTCCTGCAGCAGCTTATAAAATTCTTCTTTATTTTTTTCATTTTCAAAATAGGAAGCAAATGTATCTGCAATGACTGCACCTACGCCGTCTATTTTCTCAAGTTCCTGTCTTCCGGCATGAATTATTTTTTCTATATCGTTACCTAATGCCTGCACAATCATCTTGGCATTGGAAAGTCCTACATTTGCAATGCCAAGTCCGTAAATAAATTTCGGCAGCGTTGTATTTCTTGAATTTTCAACAGATGTCAGCAGATTCTCATAGGATTTTTCCCCGAATCCGTCTAAAGCAATAATTTCATCACGGAATTTTTCCAAATGGTATAAATCACAGAAATTCTTTAAAAATCCGTGCTGAATAAATTTTTCCAGTGTTGCTTCTGACAATCCATCGATATTCAATGCATCTCTTGATACAAAATGGGCAAAACTTTTTACATGTTTCGCCTGACAGTCTTCATTGATACAGTAAAGTGTTTTGACATCATTAACCTGTTTAATCTGCGTTTTCCCGCCGCATACCGGACAGACTTCCGGAATCTCTAAATTACCGCTTTGTGTAAGATTTTCTGCAATCTGCGGAATAATCATATTCGCCTTAAATACTTTAATGCGATCACCAATACCAAGTTTTAAACTTTCAACAATACTGATATTATGCACACTTGCACGACTGACCTGCGTGCCTTCAAGCTCTACCGGGTCAAAAACGGCAACCGGATTAATCAGACCGGTTCTTGAAGCACTCCATTCTATTTCTCGCAGTGTCGTTTCTGCGGTTTCATCTGTCCATTTAAACGCCATCGCATTTCTTGGAAACTTTGCTGTTCTTCCCAAAGAATCTCCATATGCAATATCATCATATAAGATTACCAGACCGTCTGACGGAAAATCATTTGTTACAATTGTTTTTTCAAACCATTCTATCATGTCTAAAATCGTGTCTTTTGTAACCATTTTATATTCAACAACCGAAAACCCCTGATCTTTAAGCCACTCAAACTGTCGTTGTCTGGAATTATCAAAATCAACATCCTGTGCCGATACCAGTGTAAATGCAAAAAAATGGACATTACGCTGTGCCGTAATTTCATTATTTAACTGTCTGACAGATCCGCTGCATAAATTTCTCGGATTTTTATATTTTGCATCGGCTTCCGGAATCTGTTCGTTAATACGCTCAAAATCTGAATACGTAATAATCGCTTCTCCACGCAGAACAAGTTTCCCTTTAAAAGGAATGGTCACAGGAACATTTTTAAATACTCTGGCATTATTGGTAATAATTTCTCCTACTTCACCATTTCCTCTTGTAACAGCTTTTTGCAGTTGTCCATTGTCATAGGTCAATACAATTGTCAGACCGTCCAGCTTCCATGAAAGCAGACCTTTCTGACTGCCAAGCCACTCTGCCAGCGCTTCCGGACTTTTCGTCTTATCAAGACTTAACATTGGAGATTCATGACGTTCTTTAGGCAGTTCACTAAGCACCTCGTAGCCGACATTTACGGTCGGACTATTTGAAAGAATATAACCTGTTTCTTTTTCAAGCATACCCAGTTCATCATATAAAGCATCATATTCATAATTAGACATCAGTTCCCTGCCCTCTGAATAATAGCTTTTCCCTGCCTTATTGAGTAATTCTACCAATTCTTTAATTCTGTCCATTTTACTTTGCTGAATCATATAACTGCTCCTTTAACTGCTGATATTCTGCTTCTGTCACATTCCGGTATTCTCCGGGCTTTAAATCTCCCAATAAAATATTCATGATACGGATTCTTTTGAGCTGCACAACTTTCCTTCCCTGTGTACTGCACATACGCCGGATCTGCCGGTTTAATCCCTGTGTAAGGATAATGCGGAAGGTTTTCTTTCCCAATGCGGTTACTTTGCACGGTTTCGTTGTTCTGTCTAACTCCGCCAGATATATTCCTCCAGACATTGCCTTAATAAATGAATCATCAATCTCTTTATTTACGGTTACAATGTATTCCTTTTCGTGACCGTTGGCTGAACGGAGAATTTTATCCATCATCTCTCCGTTATTTGTCATTAAAATTAACCCTTCTGAATCTTTATCCAGCCTGCCAACCGGGTAGATTCTTTTAGGATACCCAATATAATCAACAATATTATTATCACCCTGATTTGCCGTTGTCGTACACACGATTCCCGTTGGTTTGTAAAATGCCAGCAAAATCTTTTCATCTTCTTCTATAATTGATTTTCCATCGACAAAAACTGTCTGTCCATCTGTCACTTTACTTCCCATTTGTGCAGGAATGCCGTCTATGGTTACTCTGCCCTGTTCTAACAGGCGGTCTGCTTCCCTTCTGGAGCAATATCCCGCACTGCTTAAATATTTATTAATACGAACTTCCATGTTTTCTCCAATTCTTATTTCACAAGCTATTTTAATATTTTAACAAATTTTAAAATTTAATTCAATTTGTTCTTTTAGATAAAAGCTGTGTTTTAAATTATTTCACCCGTGTGATATTACCCTGCTTGTCGATATGCCATACCTGCTCGCAGAGTTCATCCGGGTAGTTTTTCAGTTCATCGATGGTTAAA